TCATAGCGTCCCTTCCAGACTACATACTTTTCATTGACCATCCAAAGCATCTGAGCTGTGGAGAAGTAATCTCTGATAAGGTATGTCCCTCTGTAAGCGAGTGCGTCAAATCCTGCCGCTGATTTCAACTCGTCATTATTTCTGACTGCGAACTTGCCTCGTGTGGTTAGTTTGTTGTAACCAACCTCTGAGTAAGACTGTCTGACAAAAGGAGTTAACAAAGCTTCGTAATCTGAGAAGATAGCTGCTGAACAGAATCCTACGTTTGGCATTTCATCTGCTGCTCCCGGGGCTAAGGCTGAGTCATATTGAACAGCCATTGTTGCGAGGGTCAACTTACCACCCGAATATGCTGTTAAGGTTGAATTCAATGAAGAGTAAGTTGACTTAGAAAGTCCGCCAATTGTTGAGACGTTTGTCGTGTCGTCAATGATTGCTCCAAGTCCGAGAGGTTGATTGGCTGTTCCAAGTCCGTAAATAGCTGAGCCAAGCGTGTTCATGGCTTGTGCAGCTGCTTTCTCGTACTTAAATGTATCAAGATTGATAATTCCAAGTGAACCTACGTTTGCGAAGCTTTCAAGCATGATGCTAACAACCGGCTGGGTGTAGGCTGTGTGGGCGAAAGAACCTGTAACCGAAGTATTGACTGCTGAGCTGTTAAGAGTTTCAAGAGATGTGAAGAACTGTCCTTGCGTGTCTGCGGTCACATCGTAGGTAACATCTTCTGTTTTACCTTCGAATTTAGAACCTTGAGAAACTAATCTAGCATAAAGAGAAGGGAAGTTAAGAATCTGGTCAACTACTTTGGTGTAGAGCTGTCTGTTTCCTAAAACGTCAACACGGGAAGGTACGGCGATACCATCCGGTGCGAATCTTGCTGAAAGTTTAATAAATTTTGACATAAAAAAACCGACCTGCTTGGTCGGATGTGTTCCGTAAAACTAACTCTAAAGCATATTATAGCGAGTTTATAAAATCTGTCAAGGGGATAGACTTAATGACTTCTAAACTTCCCCATGATATCTGATGCTATTTGAGCAAAAGTTCTGTTATGATCTCGCTTGTAATCGTACTTGTCTTTGGAAGATTCGTTAGATGGTACGCTAGGATTTCCTGCCACTGGGGCATCGGCCCCGGCCACTTCTTTAACCTCTTTTAATTCAGGGTGTGCATCCAACTCTGGTTTGTAGTGTAGGAAGTATAATTTAGTTAATGAAGTTTCAGGTGGTAAACCTTTCTTAGATTGATCGGTATTGTATTTAACTCCATACTCAAAGAACTTTTGGACTTCTTTGGCGGCCTCATCTGTAGTATTAAGATTGTTGATTTCCTCAGGTTTCTCAGGTTTCTTTAACACTTTGGCTTGGTGCAATTCTTCCAACTCGTTAGCAATCCTCTTGTTAAAATCCTCTATTTGGGTTGACCTTGCTTTCTCTGTCTCTTCTTTTTGTTTGGTTTCTTTCTCTTGTTGGACTTTAACCTCGGCATCTCTTTTAGCTAATAAATCTTCCATTGTCCTCTTGGCTTTTACTTCAGCTATTCTTTGAGTTTCACTTATAAGTTCGGGGTAGTCTTTGGGCAGTCTTTTTTCTTTCTCCCATGACGCAACCAACTCGTCGGCTTCCTTTTGCTTTTGTTGGTCATCAATAGGCTTTTGGAGAATCTTGTCAATCTCTTCCTTAAATGCGGTTTTAGTCTCTTCGGATACTTTCTTTGCGGTCTCCTCTGAAGTCTTTTTAACTAACTCCTCATCCTTTTTAGCCTCTTCCTCTTCACGCTGTTTGGCACGTTCCTTTTTCTTTTCAACAACATCCTCCGGCTTCTCTTCCTTCTTGGGTTCTTCTTTGGGGGCTTGAGGTTTACTGACCTCTTCAACTATCTGTCTAATTGATTTGGGGCGTAATTCTTCGACAATGGTTTTCTTCTCTTCTTTGGGTGTGTCCTTTTTAATTTCGTCCATCTTTGGGTTTCTTATTCGGTGCCTTCTTCTTCTTATACTTCCTCATTTTCTCTTATGATCTCTGACGATTTGACGGATGATTTTCTTTGAAAACTCGGGGTGTTCTCTGCTTTCTTTCTTTATTTCTCTTTTGTCCTTAGACCTTTTTACCTTCATATATCAATTATACCACCCTCTCCTTTTTAGTGAGTGGCGGTGCTGTGTAGATATGCTATTACAATATGGAAAGAAGGTGAATTGCACAGCACCCCAACGCACTAAAGAATCCTCGGCGACCCCTGCGGAGGGCCGGTTGATGTCTGAGGGATAGCGATGGTGTTCATGGGGCTTGGGCCTTGTACTGGTGCCATAGGAGGCTGACCCTGCTGTGGCATTGTGGGTTGGGCAGGACTTACTGGCCCAGCCGCTGATGAAGATGTCTGGGGCATCGCTGCACCCGTTTGTTCAACATTCATCAGGGCTTGGGCAAGTGCCTGACTACTATCTAACTTTTTGCTGACCTTTTGCAGATAAGCCATAGGGTCAGTCTTAGCAAGGATTAGCTTCTCCGTTCTTCCTTCCGGATCAGATAATCCCATATCTACAAAGAATGTATAAGGATCAGTCATCTGCATTTTACCCATCTCTAAGGCGTTATTCTGAGCCCTGATCTTGTCGCTTCCACTAGACTTAATCTTGACAATCATACCCTCCATAATCATATTTCTATTAAGTTTCTGATAGACAACATCTCCTGCTACTCCCATGATCCATCTGAAGTGATCTTTGGTATACCTGAGTTTGATCCATTGCATTGACCAATCCCCCATCCACTGTCCTGCGGGATTGATAGTATCTTCGACTATATCATCAGCTGCGGTGAAGTCTCCCTCTCTTGCGATCTGGTTGCTGGTAGCGGGTGCTTCGGCTTTAATCTCGCCCCTGATAGCTTGTGAGTGAGCGATAGCATACATCCTGCCTCTAAGGTTATTTATCTCTTCAAACTCTTCTTTTGTGGGTCTTTCAGGGGCTATATAAGCATGAACTTCATTGACGTTACCTTCTACTGACAGGTCTACATTTGGTGCGTCTAAGTCCATTTCTTCTACATCTGAAGGGGTTAGAGCACCCTTGCTAAATATGTGGTGTCCTCTTGAATCGAGCGTCTCCTCAATCTGCTTGCCACGTTTATCCAGCGATCTCTGATTTTGAGTGTTCTGTTCTACCCAACTTGTCTCATCCATCGGAGTCTTACCCCATTGGTCATAACCCATAAAGAAGAATGGTTTACGGGGGAAGCGGAAGTAATTGTGGTAAACCTGCATCTCTTTGACATTACCCGGAGTTTGGCCCGTAAACAGTAACTGGGCTAACTCACTTTCATTTATAGCCCGTTTGGTATTCTCATCCTTAATATCATCATAGGCGAAGTATCTTCTCTCACCCTCGTAGTCAAAGTTGGGGTTCTTCATCTTGCCCAGGATACAATCTCCATACTTCCAGACTACAGCGTCTATTCTCTCAACCTCGTCATCGGCTTTTCTTTTGTACTCAGTGAACCATACTTCGCTGTATTTAATCTCGGTAGCCAGTGCTTTCCACGTCTCCTTGCCTCCTGGCATTAAACCATCTTTTTCTAGTTCTTTGTAAAACTCATCCTTTTTGCTGGGGAACTTGAGGGCTATCTGTTGAACCGTAGCGGGAACTTTCTGCATGACCCATTTCATTTTATCTGAGTCATTGGTGGGGCAAGTCCAGTCAAATTTAACTAGGTCGGGGTGAATTACTCCGAAATCATAATCATCCTCTTCGTTATCCCACCAAGTCTTAATACATGAAGTGAAGTAAATCGGTAAGTGCTTATAAGCCAGACCTAGTACAAACCTTGAGTCCTGTTCTTTAATCTGAGTGTCAATAACTTTACCGATTTGGTCAGCTATCTCGGTAGCCTCGTCTGAGTCATAAGCCGGCAGAGCCATCATATCAGGTACTCTACTCATGGCTAGAGGTTTGACTGTCCCCATGATCTCGTAAAGGACGTTATCCTGATACCTTGACTCGTAACTCTTTAACCTCTTCTCGTCCTCGGCTTGTTGAATTTGTCTGCCAAAGTAATAGACTTCATTCTTTTTGCGTCTCTCAAATAAGTTGTATTTATCGGTGTAGAAATTGTTGTATCCGTCCTCGTAATCATCCAGTATCTTAACCAATTCTTCATCTTCAATCTCTAATTTTAATGGGTCTAACGGAGGGGTCATCTGACCCTCTTGGGGATAATTGACATCAGGAATAGTCTCGTTAAAACTACCCTGCATTTTTTGATTGCCTTCCATAAATAGAAATAGACACGCCAAGTGGTGTGTCCTATGGCATTATTATACCACTAAAGACTCACCACGTCTGACAACGTATACTCTTTCTCGCAACTGGGACAGGTAAAGTTATACGGCATGTTTATTAGAGTCTCTTCTGGTAGTCTAACAGCAATCTTGGGCGTGTATTTAATCAGAGGCATACGGCACAAAAAGCATCTGAAGATCGAACTATCCGTATTAGGTTGAGGAGAAAGAATTAAACTTGTCCTTTTGCGGTTACTCAATATGGTTTGAAAGGTATAGGCCTCATGGCATTGATAACACGCATGAATAACGGGAACATCATAAGTTGGAACGAGTCCGGGGACGATACTTACTACCAATCCGGGTATTCTACTAACGGGTGTACCGCATCTGAAACATCTAAATAAACACGAATTATCGGGGTTATCTTTGTCTTTTGCTATGGATACGGTTTGTATCAGTAGTTCGGTTGGGACAGAATGAATTATAATTCTCACACATATATTTTACCATTGTGGACATCTTTGTGGTGTTGTGGGCACAAGAATATTACTTCATCTGGTAGATTGACATTCGGATGATGTCTATGTGTTGGTAGTTTTCCACAAACTATACACGGCCTCAAAACTGGTTTTTTCCACTGTGCCCTTCCCCACGCCCTCTTTCTTCGGGGGTGTTTAGCTTCGTATTTTTTAACAGCTCTTAAAACCGCCTCCTTTCCCTTCTTAGTATGACGATACTTTTTCATACGTGCGGTATTATATTCCCCATGTCGAGCCATCCATTCCCTATTTCTTCTTAAGGTGGATGTTCTCATCCTTTCACTCCACGTTGAATATGGATGTTGGTGACGAATAAATTTGCTATAATGTCTCTTACATAATTGTCTTTTCTTATTAAAGACTGGGGCACTGCACTCTAAGCAAACCATAATACATTTTATCATATATCATGTGAGTTTTCTATAGCAGAGTGCTTTTCTTGGGTAAGAATTTGTCAGGGTCAAGTCCTTTGCTCGCCTCCTCATTCCATACATGGAAGTGTCGTTGTTCTC